TGCCAAGAATACATCAGCGTCCAGTTGGCCGCGGTCTCAGGTAGGGCGGCGAAGTCGGGATGCACACACAGACAACCCGCACTCATGGCTTCAATCAGAGCAATACAGCTTGTTTCAGGCCAGATGCTTGGATAGGCAAAGATGTGGGCATTCTGGAGTGCCTTGCGCACTTCCTCATTCGGTTTGAAGCCATGGTAGGTCACGCCTTCACAATCCTTGGCGGCTTCAATTGCCATTTTACTTTCAACGTCGGTTTCGTCCCGTTCGCCCCAACCATAGATCGCAAAGGACGAATACACATCCAAGTGAATCTCAGGATGTTTCTCACGAAGCTTCTTGAAGACGGGAATGAGTATCTTGAGACCGCGGTGCGGCGTCGTATGATAGATCAAGTTGATTTGCGTCTTGGGTTTGTCCACCAGCGGGATCGGGTCAATCGAATTTTGGATGACCGCCGTGCGTGACCAGGGAATGGTCGGATAAAGATTGAGAAATTGATTGCGTTGCCAGTGTGAGACAAAGACCAGCCGATGGAAGCGTGACCAGCCGCCATTGCGATCCACGGCATTGGCCGCCTCGGGATCATTGGCAAGGTCATGGAGATAGAGAACGCGATGCTTATCATCTTTCAAGTCGCGGACGCGCGACGGGATGATCTGATACTTGTCAAGTAGATCAGACGGAAGATCACGATAGAGTTGTTCCATCATGCGTTCGGTGCCGCCAAACGAGTTGACGTTGGTCTCGTTACGTTCGAAACCTGTCTTTTGGTCAGGGCGATCCTTGGCTTCTTCCCCAACGACGTTGATTGATTTCAAATCAGCAATCATTTGTTCGGCAACTTCTTTGCCAGTAAGTTCGTCTTCGGTTAGTTCATTGCTCATAGCGTTCCTTGTCGAGTAGTTCAGTTAGTTCATCAAGACTGCCAATAACCAGTCCGTCGATTTCAACGACAGGCAACAATCTCAATGATGGATATTTTTCGAGTAGTTCAGTCTTGTGATCATCGATTAGAGCTTCTTCATAATCAATGTTTCTGGATAGCAGAAATAATTTGGCCTTCTCACATCGGCCGCAATCAGGTCGCGTATAAAGCCTAATGTTCTTTTTGGGGAATAGGGGTACCACGTTGTCCATTAGAGACCTTCCTGTAAAAATTGCTTGCGGTAAGGAAGATTGACGCGATAGTCTTCAAGCAACTGTTCGGCCTCGGTTTGGGTCAAGCGAAACTTGACACACAAATTTTCGCGCTTCGTCCAATCATCGGCAGACGGATCGAGGCGAAGGTTATCAAGGTAGTCAAATACTTTCTCTTTATCGTAGGTCATGGAATTATGCCTTTCTACGCTTCCTCTTGAAGCGTTCGTGTTGTTTCAATGCCGTCTCGGCTTGACTAATTACGTCGGCTTTAAAAGTTGCCTCAAAACAGAATGAGGGATTGCCATCGCCAACTCCCCGAATGGCGAACCAACGTTTCTCTTTTTCGTCGGAAAAAATTCGGACCCTATATCTCGCGGGGTCCCCGAACTTATCAGTTCCAAGATCGACCAAAACGGTCGTGACGTGCTTTAGTGGGTATTCACTATCATTTTCAATTAATTTCAAATTATTCCCCGTCGTCTTGTCGTGCCTTTCGTTCCTGTATTGTCAGAGTGGATTCTTCCCCATGAAATACATGACGCGGGTTGCGGCACATCCAACAACCACATCGTTTCGGAGTCGTAGCGAAAATTTTTGTTCGATAATTGAGAATTTCGGGATCGATCTTGCGCTTGTCGCCCAGACTGACGACAAAGTAGTCTTTAACTTTCTTACAAATCGTTTGGAACTTTGCCCGACGTTCCCCCCGTTTCTTGTTCTTCGTCGGAAAGTCTCTCGGATAATCCATTCGAATCTCCTTTCGCCCATTTGAGTGCGGCTTGTTTTTCTTCGTTTGTGTAGTGAATGGCGTGCGCCAATACCTTCATTTGCCCTTTATTCAAGGCTTGAGGTGTAAGGCCCGAGGCCAGCATCTTATCTCGAAACCAGTCGGTCCAATGTTGCGAGGTATGTTCCAAGGCAACCTGGATACGGTCAAACTCACTATCCTCTAACGGGCTGTCTATACCCTCAGGCCCGTGGTAGTAGAGATAACACGCGTAGATATATAGACGTTCGGATTCGGCGCGTCGGGCAGCAATGGCGGCATCGCGCTCGGGGTCGTGTCTGGTGTATCCTTTGCCGTCTTCGGATGGATACCATTGCCCTACGATTTTCTCAGTCACCAGCTATCATAGTCCGAAATGTTTTCCTTGGTTCCGCAGTGGCAACACTTGACGATAACTGCGATTGCTATGCCTGTAGTTCGCAGATGAATATTCAGGGCGAGGCCGCCGCGATACTTCTTCTTACCTTTATGCATACATTTAGAATGTTTTTGTTCGAACGCTTCAAACGCGGCTTGTTCGGATTGAGTGAATTTGAGATTCATCAGGTTTTCTCGAAATAGATGTGCCCGCCCTTGACAATCCAGGTAGGTCCGAATTTTTTGAGATAGCGGTGCGTCTTCGCGCGGCCCAATTCCTCGGTCAAGGCACTAATTTTGGTGGGTCTATAGCTGACTTTTTTGGACTTGGCCTTTTGCTTGGCAGCGGCCCTATCGGGCATCAGAGCCCTTAGACATTTGTGTGAGTTCTTATCAATAAAATCGAACATCACATAAGTATAATTATGAGGGTAGTCAAAATCCCCCTTAGGTCTTCCGTGTTTCAAATATACTCCGAGTAAGTAACCGAGGGGGAAATCCCCCTCGGGTATTAATGTACAGTGGCAGGTTTCTCCGCCCCGATAAGCTCTTTGAGGTGTTCAACCAAGGTCTGGCGAGCAGTGTCGCCGTTGAACTTGGTGACCTTGCCATCCTCGCGGCTTTCACCCAGAATGAACTTGGCATCCCCTGCATCGATCATGGCCAAAAGCTTCTCAGCATCAGCCGCAGTCAAAGGCTTGGGTTTCCCATCGCCACCGATACGAACGACTTGCCCATTTTTGTGTTGGGCAATGGCAATAGGTTGCAATCCTATCGACTGTAAAATATCGGCCATTATATCACGTTTCTTAACCTCTTGTCGAGGGGTTGGCCGATTCGGCAACCGCCCCGATGCGATTAATTCATCCGTAACACGTTTGGCGACTTCACGGGCGTCGATTTCCCAAGGCAGATTCTCGTAGACTTTCTGATCTTCGTCCGACTTCGGGAAATTGACCTTGGGGTCAATCGCCATGCGGTTGCCGTCCCAATAGCATACTTTCTTTCCGTCGTGGGTGTTCAGTTCGTCTTCCTTGACAACATATCGCCCATCGATAGATTGTCGCAGGTGTTGCAGTTCGTGAACAACCGCTTCAACCGTTTCAATATCGGCTTCGTCGGCCGCCGCCCGAACGTCTTCCGTTGAATTGACTTCGAAGTTGTTCAGGTAGAACTTTGCGATGTTGTCGGCATCAACATTTATTACAGTATGTTGCACGCCGTCATGCTTGAACGTGAGGTTGGACCCCATCGCGCCGTCCTGAACGAACGTGAAATGCACGTTTTCAAAGTCCTTAGCCTCGTCCAGGCCAAGCTTGGAAAGAATGGCTTCGTACACACCTTCGTACTTGGCCAGTTTCTTCTTTAAGTCCTTGACACTTGACGCGAGGGCAGCTTTTCTCTTTTGACATTTCGGGCAGTTACAAGTATCCGCCCATTTGTTTAAGGCTTCGTCCCCAATGAGTTCACGAACTTTCTCGGGGTTAAGAAGGTCCCTCAATACTTCGTCGTCTAAGAGACTCAGTATCTTGGTTTTTACGTCAGACATACCTTACCTATCCTTTCCGTGGCCAAAGTGGCGAGGTAGACTTAGGCAGGTTTTGGTAAAAATCAAGACACAAATTATTTCTTTACTCGTGCCCGTCGAGCCTTGCGTTTGGCACTGCCGACCTTGCGGCGGCCCTTACGCGGGCGGTTTTTAGCGGGGTGTGGCATCAGATATCATCCCAATCATCGTTGCCCATCTTTGAAGAAACTTTCTTTTTACGCGAAGATGTACTACCAACACAGAGGTTTTCGTCATGGTACTTGATCGGGTCGGCACTCATTTCTATCAAGCTTTCTTCCGCCATCTGAATGGTAGTCTCAATAGTGGCTATCTGTTGCTTCCATGCGGCGATATTTTTTAGAACCTGGACAGCCGCAGACTTGACGCGTTCTTTCTTACTCTCCAACGCGTCACGTTGTTCCTTGGCTATCTGTGCCTTCGCTTGTTCCACTACATCGTCTATCATTGTTGCTCCAAATTACACTCATATCAGCTTCGCGGTAGTAGGGTCCTTTGAGAATCTTGCCGTCTTCACGTTTGACGACTTCGCCGTTGGGACCGATCTTGGACATGTTGCTGTCATTGACAGCCCTAAAGGCTACGTCAGCGTTGATCCCCAGGGCACAGTCGGTGCCGTAGGTCACAACTTTTAGATCGGCCGATTCTTTGGCGATCTTCTCAAGATCAAATTCGACTTCGATTGGTTCAAGTTCGACTGTAATTATCGCCTTGCAACCTTGCTCGTGAAAATAGTTGCCGTGAATCTCAAACCCAAGTTCGTAAAGAAGCTCTTTGCATTCTTCGAAAATCAGTTTCGCCCTAAGTAAGCGAGTCTCAGGGTCTCTTAAATCTGGTGTCTCAGGATCAGGGGTGCCACCAAACCTCTTATGCATTGCTTTAATCAGATCGTAGTTGGTAAGGGAGTTGCCCCCCTTACCATTGCATTCACACTTACAAGTTATTTCGTTATTCCCTAAATGCTATAGCGTTCCTTACGTTCATCGAAACGACAGCAACGCGATTGTTATAGTTGCCAGACTTGACGACACATCGGCCGTTGCCACAGGGGCCAACAATTAGCCCGACGTGGTGGGGCCAGACAACCACGGCCCCTTGATGTGGAGTGGACGGACGGCCCCAACGCGCCCAATTACGGGCGAGGTTGTAGGCAGAGTTCCCAACTCCCTTGATTTGACGCATGTACCAACCACACCAAGCCCTCGGGCGCCCGTCTGCATAACGCCGCCGATGACTATAGTTGGCCCGAGCATAGCCGCGATGATAAACCCGCCTTTGACTATAACGCGTCCGAGCATAATGTCTGGTGCCATAATAACGCCGTACATTGTGCCGATTGTAGCTATAGTGTCGGTAGGTTTTCTTCGCGTGCCGTGCTCGTTCGTAACTCTGATACGTTACTGGAGTTTGATAATAACTATCGCCGTGATTGGAGCGGATTGGTCTGGCGTCTGCCATTGACGACACCCCCATGACCATTCCGACAAGCATTGCCAATAGTATTCGCATACCAGTTGTTCCCTCAGTTGTTGGACTTAGGTGTGGAAGTATCATTCAGTTGGATGAACGGAATCGCCCCCTGACCAGTCATACGTGGAAGTTCCCCGTTCCAACGTTCGATGCTCTTATATTGCACCAATTCAGGTGTCAACGATTTGGACAGGATTTCGTTGGCCTTGGCTTGCGCCGTTGCAACAGCAAGAATGGATCGAGCTTTGCCCTCAGCTTCCGCCACTGTTTTATCAGCTTCCGCCTTGGCTTGCGCGACTTCGTTCTGGACCCGTTCGGCTTCCTGAGTTGCCCGAATCTTGTTATTTAAGGAGGTAATCACTTCCTTGGGCAAACGAATTGTACCGATCCAGTAAATTTTCTCAACATTGATGCCAATCGGCCCCACTTCGTCTCGGACAGTTTTTATCACCGAAGCCATAAGCTCGGCTTTGCCCGCCCCGTAAATGTCATCAATCTTCATTTGTGAGGCGCGTTCGGTGAGGGCATCCCTGACCATGTTGCGCAGATACACATCGGTAATTTCGGTAATACCGCGCCGATATTTCTGGAAAATCCCTGTGACCTTGCCAGCATCGATATGGTAGGAAATACCAATGTCGGCATTGACACTCATGCCCTCGGTCGATTGAAACGTAAACGATTCGTCCTGACCAGAACCCTCGGATGGTTCGTGCGTCCAGGTATAGTTTTGAGTGAAGGTTGGGAATAGATAGACTTGTTCATTCCAACCGACCCAATAACGTCCAGTTGGAAGTTCAACTGAATCGACACCCTTGTAGGTGCCTAACAAGTATACTTTCACACCAACCATTCCAGGTGGAACCGTGGTGAGAAACGAGAAATAGCCAATAGCCGCCATAACAGCGACCAAGGCGACCAAGAATAGGCCACCAGTTGCTTTCATAATCAAAACTCCAATATGTAAGGAAGATTAGTCTTCATCCCCGACGATGAATGGCAGGCATAATTTATAGACGCACCACACCATTGTACACGCCAGGATGATTCCAAGCCCAAACCCGATGAACACCAACACGGTCGAGGTACTTGAAACAAGTGAAGGGACAAGGGTCCCGATAAACAAAAACGATATCAGTGCTATTAAGGTGTATAAAATCTCATTCATGACTCATCCTCTAAATCGCTATCACAAGCTTGGTTGGCGGCACGACGACAAGCATCATTTTTCAGGAGCATCAGCCCACACTTGACGCAATAGCACCAATGCAGGAACCGTCCCGTGAACTTATGATGACTTCGTTTGAGTTGTTTTAGTTTATGTTTCTTAGAAATTGGATCACATTATAAATGATGATGATAATGAGATAGAGAGTGAATGCGGCGATGCCCGCGATGACCAGTTCGGCTGTGAGAGATGCCAACATTTGAAGGAAGATCGAGAGATAGAGGATCATTCACTTTCTCCTATCATTGATAAGAGAATGGCAAATGACAGAAGCATTTTATCGCCAGGAGACGGCGCGAAAAACGCGCCAATGCACAGAATCAATACTAAAAAATACATAATCTCCCCCGAGATTTTGGTGCGGATTGCGCGGAGTCGAACCCGCAACTTCGGGATGGAAGCCCGATATTTTACCTTTGAAACTAAACCCGCATATTGATGGTAGGCGTCCAGGGAATTGAACCCTGCCGTGAACGGTAATCTGCCGCCAAGGGGTTATAAATCCCTCCCGCACGTACCAGTGCTGACGCCCTAATCGTGAGTATTCGCGTATCGTTGGAGCATTTCCAGAAACGATTGATTATTTAGCGAACCGTTCCAGATATTCTGGCAAGTAAATTCAGCGGCGTCCTGGAATATTTTGATGATTGGACGATTAGGATACTTGCGCATTAAAACGTAAAGAACGTCTCGAAATTCGGCAACCTGAGACATTTCACCTTCAGATAATTGACGCATATTATACCTCATACTTACTCAGAAGTCAATTTCATTTGACACCCTGAACAATAACTTTGTCATCTAATTGAATGTAGTAGTCGCCAGCATAGTCCTGACAAACGACCGCGGCCTTTACCTCGGGATGATCGGTTTTCTTGAAGACCTTCAACACAATGCCATATCCTGACAACCAGAGCCCCTTACCGTAACAGTCGGCAATGCGGTTGCCTGTAATAGCAATGTCTTCGCCATGATCCTTCATGAAGCGAATCAAGGCATCGGGCGACGTATCGATGCCCACTACGGGAAGGATTTCGGTCTTCCATTCCGATGCTTGCGATACATTAATCAAGGCTGAGAATGCCAAGGCGGCAAGGACGGCGACGGCAGCATAAAGACAGACACTAATTTTTGTCATGTTGATCGATCAACTCCAAGAGGGTTTGGCGATACACGTCATAGGCGTTGCAATTACCATGATTCGTGTATTCGCAGACACCCCAAATCTGTAACAAGAAATCAAGAGTTTTTTCGCGGATAAAGGATGTTTTGCCGATTGCTATTTCTTCGAATAGCTCGCTGCGTTCGAAAAAGAGGCAGCGAGCATCCGACTGCGCTGCCTTTTCTTCCTCTATCTCAAACCGCGTCTTCACGCTGGTTCGACGGTTTTGACTTTCTTTCGGGGGAGAATCTTGAATTCCCCACAACCTTCTTCGACGCGCCCTTCAGCTAGAGCTTCAAGTTTCTTGATGGCTTCTCGTTTTTCCTTACTTGGGTCACCCATGAAACCAAATGAAACCCAATGAGCTTGATCTACAGTGATACCCATTAAGGCAGCAAATGCCGTTTCTTCGTCGGTATGACCTTTATAAGAAAACAGTTTGCGTTTGTAGGTTTCTCCAAATGGATCGACTTTAGTAATGACAGTTGCTTTGAACCCTGCCCGCTTGAACGACGGGATATCCATGGCATGACCGATAGCGCATTTTCCCTTGCTTTCGTCGTCGTCTTCGTAATAGTCGTAATATATCCCGTAACTACCCTGATTATAGGCCCCCTTTGGAAGCGCTTTGAGATAGTCAACAAGCGTGTTGATACGTTTCACGTTCGGTTTGGTCATGGTATTTTCCCCCTTAGGCAGCGACCTTTGACTTTGGAATGATTTTGTAGGTTTCTTTCTTTTCATCAAATAATACTCGGCCATCAATGATGGCTTCAACGCGCTTGATGAAATGAGTTGGTTTACTTGCTTCAAGTTGCTTCTCGGTATAGCCCTGAATGGACAACCATTCTGCTATACCACTAGAAAGTCCGAAGAACTTGGCTGCCGCTTCACTATAATATGTATTTTTATATTTGCCGTCTTCATATCCCAGCTTGTTAAATTCTGGAATATCGAAGGAATGGGCCAATCCACATTTACTTTCGGAAAATGAGCCCCAGGAAGCTTGGTTATAAACTCCATCGGGTAAGGTCTTGAGATAGTCAACAAGGATGGTGAGACGCTTCACATTTGGCTTGGACATTATATTTCTCCTGAAAGAACTTCATCGATGTGTCTGATGGTTTCAAATTTGTCTTCCGCGTCCTTATTCGCGAACGTACCGAATATGTGATCGAATTGGGATCGGTCTATGCAAAAGAACTTTTGAGCCACTCTACAAGGGGACGAATCTCCTTGATACTCAGGCCAAATCATATTCCCTCGGCAGTCACCTATTAATCCTTCATTTTGAAGGGAAGGGCATTGGGTCGCCCAACCCAATGCACAAGCCTTGACTACATGGCTCTTGATTTCATCGAAGAACCCGTACCCACGTTGCCAATATTTGTCCGCGGGCACTTCATCCCGTAGGAAGTTGCGCAGGATCGTCAGTCGCCGTTCGTCCATCGAACACCTTTCGTTCTACAATCAGATCGGGGATTCGCTTCAAGGCGTCCGCGTAGAAACTGGACGCACCACTAAGCTCTTTCGGTTCGCCGCCCGTCCAGGCAACCCGAGTAGCTTCGCGATAGAAGTCTTTCATGAAGGCATAGTTGAGGAGGGTAATCGTGGGGTCCCACACTCGCCACAGACTACCTTTCTGAAACTTAATATACCCCAGAATAGCTTTGGGGTCAATAGTACCAGCTACAGCACAGGTACCTAGTGTGGCCAAAGAGTCCTCATAGGTAAAGCTACCCGAGTATTCCAAATCGGGGGCGAGCCTACGGAACTTGTTAGTCCGTCGCCAGATATCTTTGGTATCCAGAATTTTGATTTTGTTTTGAGCGCGATCCACCTGTTCGATGGCGTCTTCATCGGCCATGATCAGATTGTCGAAACGGTCGGTGTCCACCGCAATGACGACAGGATTATTGTCATCGTCCTTGCCATTCGTGCCCCATGCAAAGTACGGCGCGTAACTATCCGAGAGATAGACACGGTTGCGGTCGGACTGAACGGTATGGGCAAAGTTGCCCTTGTGCTTGCTGAACCTGCGAGGTAGGAGTCCATGCTTCAAGATGGACTCCAGGTACTTGCCAGAGGTGCCGTGAAAGAGTTGCATGTTACTTCTTGTCCTTTCCGAACAGAAAATCCAGTGCGTGTGCGCCGCCTGCATGAAGCATGTAACCACAACCTTTTTCTTCAAGGTTGGTGACGTGATTGCATTCCTCACACTTGCCCTTCGTGTACAGAAGGTCTTCGTCAACAATCGTTTGGCGAGCCCCGCACTTTTCACAGGTAAATTTCTGAAAGAAGTGACAGTTGTTGTTGAGTAGGTCTAGGCACTCAGCAACAATTTGTTCAAACGGTTTGTCGCCAGGGGTGATATCAGCCATCATGTATTCTCCTTTGATTACTCAGACGTAATGTAACTTTCATTATCAAAAAGTCAAGTCTGTTACAAAGGTGAAACAATTCAAAACCTTATTCATCTAAATAGTGTGGTTGCAACCTTTTTCCTTAGGACTCCGATGCTTACTCTGAACAATAAAATGATCAACAAAGACAAGCTCTATGTCATAGCTTGTGTCTCCAATCCTGAACGCTACAAACGCCGTTGGGAGCTTTTCCAACAATTCCAACGCCACATGCACGACGTTGAGGCCAACCTTATCACCGTCGAAATTGCCTATGGAGCCCGTTACCCTCAGGTCATCGAAGGTAAGTATAGCTTCTGTGATACCAAGACCTTGCTTTTCCGTTCCGAGGAAGAACTTTGGCACAAGGAAAATATGATCAATCTCGGCATCCAATTCCTAACCCAAATCGATCCCGATTGGGATGGTGTCTGTTGGATTGACGCCGACGTTCATTTCCAACGCCACGACATTATCGAGGAAACGGCCCATCAACTCCAGCATTACGATGTCGTGCAGATGTTCAGCCACGCCATCGATTTGGACCCCAACTATCGGCCCATTCGCAATAATAACGGCTTTGTGTACTCGTGGTTTCAAAACAATTTTGAGCCGCCGCGGGGTGCGGGCCATGGCGGATACTATGGGGCGGCGAAGGGGGAATTCTGGCACCCTGGATATGCCTGGGCGGCGCGGCGCAGCGCCTTGGACCAAATCCAGCTTCTGGACAAGGCCATCCTAGGGGCGGGTGATCATCATATGGCACTCGGACTCATTGGGCAAGCCAAACGTTCGTTACCCTATGGAGTGTCGAAGGGTTACCGTGATATGGTCATGCAATGGGAGGAACAGGCGTCGGTGTTGAAACAGAACATTGGCTACGTGCCAGGAACCTTGACGCACTATTGGCATGGGTCAAAGTCGAAACGGAAGTACATCGAACGTTGGAAGATCATTACCGACAATCAGTATGATCCTGTGAAGGATTTGTCGCGCGAGCCCTCAGGTATCTATCGCCTGAACATGAACCATGGCGCGCGGTCGATTAAACTGCGCAATCAAATTCGGGCATACTTTCAACAACGCAACGAAGACTGCATCTATACCGAAAACGAAGTCTACAAGATTTAAGCCTTGTTGAGCTTCAGATGTTTCGAGTGAATCTTGCAGCCAATGAAGTTGTTATAGAACTTATCAGGATGATATAGCACTTCGCGATTGATTTGCTCCTTCGCTTCAAGTAGCGCCATTTCCCCTTTAGTACGACATAGATGTAGGATTTCTCTCTTGAAATCGCCACGCGAAGAAGCTTGTAAGTCAGCCAAAAGAACACTGTTAGAACCAAAATATTGCTTCCAATCAGATTCAGACGTGACGGACTTTCGTCGTGTTTTTCCTTTGACTTTGACTTTTTTCGTTGAATAGAAGTTTTTCTTGCCAACGTACTGCCTGCCAGTTTTGAGGTTGGTTATAATGTATACAAAACCAACTACATTGGGCGGCACGTCATCCAATTCACTTCCGATATAAATCCACATAAAAAATAGTCCTTAAATTTCTCTAAGGACTATTTATCTGTTTTCAATCGTCGTAATATTCGTCGGGCATCCCGCCGTTTTCGTCTAAGTCGAAGTCGGGATTGTCTTCTCCATCGTAGTCTTCCATCTGATTGGTCAGTGGATGCAGCGCATTATAAGCTGTCTCAAAAATTTCATCATCAGCAAAACAAGTCTTTAATGAATCGCAATTAAAGCCTTCGAAAATCTCAATCAGCTCCTCATAGATATCTTGTCTGGTGTCATCCTCGGGTACCTTATCCAAAAGGCAGCCGATGATTTCTGTCATAACGCGCGAACCATTGTTCCAACTCATAACTCATTCCCCCGATGATACTCGATACAAAAAATAACCAAGTGCGATAACAAAAGCTAAGACACACAGACTTGGCACTGGTGATACGCTTACAAGGTGCATGAGGTTTCTCCCCCGTGGTTTATTTTCCCCCTATTTATCTGCGACCTGGATCGGGAACGTCGTCCTGCATTTCTTGATCGGTCATCCAACGGCCTTGATCATAGTGCCAGTGGCGACGGTCATAGAGATTGAGGATTAACGTCAACCCAAGCAATTGAAGCTCTAACTTTGGTCCCGCGTGATCCTGATAGAGCCAATAATTAAAATTGATACCGATAATCGGGAAACAACCTCCCCAGAGACCCTTATCAAATTGGATAGAGAATGCCTTGTTTTTGGTGATCAGTTCATCCCAATAGAAAATTGAATCTGACCAACTGTTTTTTTCTTTCTTCAAAGGCCATTCAAGTCCGAAACTGAAATTGATCATAGCAATTGTCCTTGTGTCGGTGGGTAAGTCAGTTCGGTGCCGTTGACGAGCGCGAACGAAGTCAGCTTGCGCGGCTTGGCGTTGCTTTTCGAGAATATCTCGATCACGGGCACGTCGCGGATCACCAGCGCATCCGAGACCAACGACCGATGGCATCGCCACGGCACGGCTTCGGCACACATGATCGCCACGTTATTCCTCTGACCCAACTTGATCAGTTCGGTAAGGCCAGATTGAAATTCGGGTGTCTGCATGTAGTCCGCGTAGGCGCGGAACCCGCCGTTACGCCAGCCTGTGTTGGGGGAGTTGTCGCAGCAACGCCGTTTCCGATGCCCGCCAAGGCGTGGCAAATGCGTATATCGTATTCCGAGCGAAGGCAAGGTAAACTGTAGGGCGTCTTTGTTGTATTGCGGGCAGTAACGGGAACTTGGCGCACTGCGAATGTCCGCCAGCAAGTTTATATCGTAGGCTTGCAGCATTTCTACAAAGGTTCCGAACGGATGGTTCGAATGCCCGATTGTAAAAATGGTTCCCGTCTCGTACTCCATCATGTCACCCTGTTAGATGAAGCAAGAAGCTTCACCACGTTCGTTGACGCCGACACATGCCGCGGCTCCAGTCGTATCGATATCGGTGAACTTCTTTTCTGTAAGTTCGTTGATCCAATCGATATCAACCATGGTCTGTTGTATCTTGAACCATTTGTGAAGTAAAGATACATCCTTCAGGCAATACTCAGCTTGTTTTAGGTCAGAATCAAAATAGTTATTAGCAAAGTTTTTGAATCGTCTAACCCAATCTAACTTCAGGGCATTTTCGGCGTCTACGACTTCCAAGTTTTCTCCGATGCCCGCCGCTGTGTTACAGGCCAGCCACAGGTTGTCGAAAATCTTGTTGGCATCCACAATCAATCCAGAGGCGAAAATCGCCCCCGAGCCATAGAGCTTGACAATGTCTTCGGCAACGCGGACCTTGGTGTTCGGAGCCTGGAAATAATCCTTGTCGCCCGTGTCGGCAATGAAGGAAATGCCCGCAAAGTACCGACGATTCTTGAACACGTAGTCCTGGACGGCATCCCAATCATCAACCGAAATGGTATTCGAGACGTTGTGTCGAACGGTTTTATTGACACAAAGGTCAACGTCGGTGCCAGATTCAACCCAATTCTGTTGCGCCAGCTTGACCAACTCCAGGTGCTTGACACCCTTGATTTCATCCTTGAACAAGGCGCTTGGATTGGATACCACGGGGAAGGAAATCACATAGTCATTCTTGCTCGATGACCATGCCGACTCCTCAATCATCCATGGGTTATTCTTGAGCATAAGCTGTGCCACCTCATTATCCTTGGAGATTTGGATATTGCGGATGTACATCGGCGCGTGCTCGGGATGGATACCCGATGGTGTCTTGAGAAGCACCGAGGCGTTGCCCGATGGCTTGACACAAGTCGTTCGCGCCGCGGGGTTGATCCCGATTAGGGCGGCGATACGTTTGTTGGTCGCCAGGACTTTCTTGGCTCCCTTGCGTAGCACCGTTTCATCGAACAAGACTTGCGGGTTGGCCATCCAACCCGTGATTGAGACCCCAATCAAGGATTCGCGTTCGAAGATTGCCTTCGACGTTGGGGGCAGGAAGGTGAAATTGGTATAGCCCGCTTGCAAGGTGCAGAGGATCGCCGCCGCCTCACAGAGTTGAAAGAAGTTGGCCGCTGTATCGCATTGCGAGCCATTGATTTCCGACAGGTTGCATCCCTGCCAACCTGTGATGCCATCCAATTGTGGGAACATGCCGATTTCGACACAGGGATTGAAACAGGTTTCCAGATCGTCGGAAAAGATGAACCCAGGTTCGCCAAACTGGCGGGTACGGGCAAACAGTTCGGCAAATTGTTCCTTAGTGATTTGATCACGCACAAGAATGGCGCTATTGTTGGAACGTGCCCGTTGCGGATTTGTAATTAGCCAATTGCCTGTCTTTGCATTCATCATGTCTTCGTCGTCCACCGAAAACAGACAGATGGTTGCCGACCGACGCACGCCGCCTGAAATGACGGCATCCATGGCGTGCATAACAATATCGTAGACTTGGATCGGCGTCAGCTTGGCGGGCGACTCACCCTTCTTCTTGGGAAGCGTGATGCCTTGCAGAATGTATTCGATGCGGTCCAGCGCCATACGCAACGGATCGGGACCAGGGGCTTTGAAGCCACCGCTGATTTTGGCACCCTTGGGGCGAATTTGGCTTAGATCGAAGTAGACGCGATGGCCGCGATATTCGGGGAACTTCGGGCTTTCTTCGAAATAGGATGCCAGCAAGGCATCAAGAGCATTGGCCCAACCCTCAATCGAGTCTTCAACGACGTGGACCTTGGGAGCCTTGGTGCGTTGGATAATAGCGGGGAGCTTGGCGACGTGGTGCTTCTGAACTGAGAACCCTGCTCCGCAACCACACAGGGCAATGTAGAATATTTCACCAAAGAATTCGGGACGGTCGGCGTAGGAAGACGTACAGTTATACATCTTCATCGGGTGCTTGAGGATTTGTTCACCGCCGAATTGGAGCGCCCGTTGCGCGCCCAAGACACCCTTGGATTTGTAGATGGTGGTAGCGAAATAAATAGCTTCCTCCAGTTCAGGAGAAAGCTTGTCCTTATAGTAATCCCGATGCATCGCCATGACGCGATCTACGGCTTCTTCCCATGTTTCATATCGTTCTAATTCGTCGTTATATCTCGAATATCCTTCATAAAACTTACTTTGCGAGAGCATTTCTCGCGAATCCTTAAACAGCAACCTTATTTCCTTTTTTTAGTGTAGTCTTTTTGTTCATCCAATTATATAATCTTCCAGAAACAAATCCGTCTGGTCTTTCTATAGCTCTTACATTGATGGTTCCGTTATTCCACCATTTAGTTTTACTTACTCCAATTGATACAGCTTTCTTCCATTCGTCATTTAATGACCCTCGCTTATTTCCCATTTGACCTTGAGAAATGCGCGCCCTATGAATTTCACTTTTTGGTTTTCTATATTTGGACGTATCTTTAATTTTCCACCGTTTGCCTAAAGCGGGTTTCTCAGGTGGTAACGCACCTCCAGGTGCTATATTCCAACCAATTTTATCTCTTGGTCGAAATAACAATTCTGCCGCTAAACAATCGTTTTCTGACCCTTCATACACGATATTAAGTTTTATATCGTCGTATTTTGCAATTGCAGATTTGATAATAGGGTTCACACGACTCTGCGCATGTTCAGTTAAACGTCTATCAGTGTTAGCGCTTATACCGACGTATCCTTCGCTCCAAATACTTGTATGAAAACTTCGTCTAATCCAATAGACAAACAATTAAGTCTCCGTAGTGTTTTTATTCTTGGGTCACTTCATTCTCCATCACCCATTCAAATATTTCGTCGATATTTTCTTTATCAGTGCCGTCCAATACCTGAAACATGATGAAGTGTTTTTGAAGTTTAGCGAAGGCGCGAGCATCGATTATTTTAGCTTCGTCTAAGCTTTGATTGCGCCCGTTGGGATCGTATTCCTTTACGCGCGTGAGATAGAAGATTTCGTTGTCGAACTGCATGAACGTCTGATCAAAAAAACGACGCACCAGATCGGTATATTCAGGGGTGAATATACTGAGGTCTTTCAGCTTGTCGATATAGTGATCAAAGTAGATGGAGCTTAGGAGTAACGGCGAATCCGTCACCACATAAGATACCTTATTTAGGAGCCGAAATTGACGACGGAATTGTTCGCTGAAAACGTGTATCTGATTTTCCAGGAGCTTCTGAGTGCCTTCCCAAGTCGCTTCCTTGGCATACTCGGTGACAAGTTCGCAGGAGATTTTCTGTTGCTTGAGACGACTAAAAAGGCCCGTGGCGACTGTTGATTTCCCAACACCAGGGCCTCCCATAAGATTAATTATTTTCGTCAAATGGTTCGTACCTTTCTTCGAAAAGATGTTTCTTGTTGAACCAGAATTCGTCAGGACCGCCCTTGATCAGATAGTCGCCCGTCGAAGCTTCCATCACGCCTTCAAGAGTTTGAATTTTAAGTGTTATATTACACATAATATCTGCTACTGCGAGTGTGACCTTTTTATTAGGATCAAGTTCATCAAGCCATGTAAAAAAATCTTTGGCAGCTTGCCCTTTGAATTGTGGGATTTGTTTGGCTTCGACGGGAATAGGCTTTTTGACGTACTTCATTCGATAACCTCATGACCAATGTCTGGACCCCAATCAATTTCGTTTTTGGCTTCGTCGATTGTTTGCAGGTGCTTGCGAATGTAGCGCATGAACAGCATGGCGCGATCCTTGGCCAGGAAAACCCCGTCGCCCGTGTCGTCAATCGGCACAGGAAACTCAAAGCCGTCTTCGGTTGCATACCAGAGTTCTTTGGCGCGGTAGAATTTGAAGAAGACTTGCTTGTCATTCTTCACCATATCGATAAGTTTCATCATACTTTCCAAAAAGGTACTTGAGCTTCTTTGAACATACTCAAAGCGGTTTCTATGTTGTCTTTCCACTTGGCGTAGAATTCTTCAGGCACGGAGTTGGGAATGATGACTTCCTTGATACCCGCCTGAATGATTTGAACCGCACATCGTTCGCAAGGATACATCGTGCAATAGAGACGATACCCGCGCACAGGTTCGTGTGCCGCGAGGATGGCATTTATTTCAGCATGGATGGTGTACTTGAGTTTGGTTTCGCGATCATGGACGGTTGAATCGTTCATGCCGCGCGGGTACCCATTGTATCCCGTCGAAGCGATGGTATTGTCTGGACGAACGATTACGCAACCGACTTTCGAACTTGGGTCCTTGGACCAAGTTGCAATCAAGGCCGCCACATCAAGAAAGCGTCTATCCCAATTGGTCATATCAATATTGATTGAACACCCCGTTTAATCGTTCATCTTGGTACTGCGCCCGAATTTCTTTTTCATTGGCTTTGTACTGTTCGTATGTAATTTCACCGTTGTCCAACATTTCGTCCAGACGGGCCATTTCCTTGTCAAACCAGTCATCGAGATTCATTGTTACCACCGCATCCAACTTTTCAACCAGTCGAGTTTAATTCGAATACGCCCATACCAAGTGGTGTCATCGGGCTTTTCGGATGGAATAAATCCCGAGTCCATGCCAGCATGTTCGAAGTTCTTGAGCCAATCCTGTTCCCGCGACAGGCGGGCGTCGAATTCCTCGGGTGTCTCACCCCAACCAAGCTCCTTCCACCGCTTCATCTGTTCAGGTGTGAGTTTGACGGGTTTGTCTTTATCGTCGGGTGTCATTTATATCTTCCCAAATTGTTGCGGCTTGTTTCAGAGGATCGTTTGCTTTCCAAATCGCTGAACCGATGACGATTTGATCAGCGCCTTTCTGAAACGCTTCATAAGGGTTCATGGTGTACGCATGACTGTCATCCGACTGAGAAGTGAAACGGATGCCAGGAACAATCTTTTTCAATCTTCGCGGAAGCGTCATATGTAAACAGCTTGGGGCGACGACCGCTGCATTGAAGCCGCGGCAGTCAGCAAATTCATCGCCGCCAAATTCAGCCCAATGACGTTCGGCATCTTTAACGTCACCGTTGCTACTCAGATGCACGACGGCGACCAATTCTGTGAAATGGGAAAGTTTGTCTACGTCCTGTTTGGACAGTGCGTCATAACGAACCGTGATGTACTTAAAGGCTCGGTCTTCGGTCAAATGTAAAATGGTGTTCCGAACCGTGCTTGGAACATCCCACAGTTTCAAGTCAAGGAAGATATCCTTGTGCATTGCCCGAATGTATTTCACCACGGCCCAAAAGTATTGTGATGAATAGAGCATATGCCCAAGTTTATATACGTCGGTAAACGGGTCCATGGCTTCCACCATCTTGATCGCTTCCCGTTCGCTTGTGGTGTCAATCGCAATGATCATTTTGTCATTCATTTTGGCAGACTCGGAGTTGCGGTGAAGGTCGTCTCAACATGAGCATGAAGAAAGTCGTCCATCACCAACGGTACGGTCACGTACACGTCGAGGACAAACTTGTGGGCATCCACTTCCTTGACGGTATTGTTAGTACCGTCGCAGATGGTCTTCCACTTCACATCAAAATAGGGAGCGTATTTGTCGGCAAGCTCTTTGACAACTTTGTCAACTTGAGACTTGACCTGTTGCTGTAGTATAGCAGATTCCAGCTTAAAAACAATCGAAATCAGGCCATCGGTTGTGCTCATTCTATTTTATCCATATAAAACATAGTTCCATCATCTAACATCCGTTTGATTACTCGTCTATGCACCCCTAACAGACGGCTTGCTTCTCGGAAAGACCGATATACCACAGTTCCATCAGTAATCTTTTTACTAAAAGGATTCGCTTCGATCATTGTGTCTATATTGACTACAGCTTTTCGATTTTGACTAATAAGTTGTAGGCTTTCCTTAGTATGTTTCTTACCATACATACCATTATTTTCTGGGTCACACTGTCCCCGTTGGCGTCGCGTGGCCACCATTTTGTCCGTTTGCTCTTTGGATTTTCGCTTCTTCCAATGAACAGACTTTTCGCCAGACACATTTTCGATCATAGCTTTCCTATGAATCTGATATAGGCGCGAACTATATCGATTAGGATGTAATTCGCTTTTGGCCATTGAGAAAAAAGCATAAGTCATCTTATAAATGTGCCGTTGGTCTATGCACATCTTGGGTAATAACAGATGACAAATATAATGTTCTCGTGGAGTTAGGAGAACCAAATTTCTCTTGTCGTTGCTCCCCCCAAGAGATTTTGGTATAACGTGGTGTCTTTCATAAACTCCACCGTCGCCTTTCTGACGATCCTGTCTTTGAGCGTAATCGATGATAGCGAAATACCAAGTATAATACTTACCTTGCTTAAACACAGACAATTTTCCTTTTTGTCTGTATTTAGGCATTAGTAGAACTTGACGGCCCTATCTCACGAGTTCAGTTTGTCCAACAACACTTGGGCTTTCTTCGGCAGCGTGAAATCGGCAACCTTCACGTCATGGTCGAAGACTGCGATGCTATCGCTTGCTCGCGCCTGTAGATAGCGATTGGCAGGAACGGTATTCTGTTCGTTCAAGCGCCAGACATAGGCAGAAATAGCGGCATACCATTTGCCGTCTTCTTCGATAGTGACAGCCCAAATTTCATGGGCGGCGAGGCCAGCAAAAGCTTCGGCATCGGCACAGACGCGCGTGTCTTGCTTCTCAAGTTTATAGGTATATTTCAATTCAGTTTCTCCATTTTGGATTGTAGCAATAAATTCAGGACTTGGGGGAGCCATAGGTGAACCCCCATCCATTGATGTGGTGTCTTCCCATTTATAAGTAGCAGGTTCAGCAAGAGATACAGGTTCAAACTCGCCTGTGCCACCAGATGTTACTGTTGGGAAAACAGTTTTTTCCCCAGCGACATTAGTCATGGTGATACCATCAGGTGTCACTTCAACCGACCCTGATTCAGGATGTGTTAAAGTGATTTTAGGAGGTGTATGATCAATTTCTATAGATGGTTTAGTCGTATCAATTACTCGCTTGTCATCGGTCATAGCATTCCTCCAAAAGAGTTTCGAACATTTCTTGATAACGAATTGATAACTTCTCGATATCCAACCCCCTGAAAAACGAGAATTGGTTTTGGATGATTCTCCAACATTCATGAGCTATTTCGCGATGCTCCTTTTGGGTTCCAGGATGACAACGCACCAGACAATAATGAAACCATGATCGCAGGGAGCCTTTCATATACATAGTGCTCGGGGTCAACCCCTCGGGTAAGACGGCACGGGCTTGTTCTTTGGCAATATCGAGTGAGATAGCCTCTTTGTAGATCGCGGCCGCTTTATCGTAAACTTGCCATTGCATCCTATTCCAACGATCTTCTAAAAATTGATCCTTGGTAGGTATAGAGTTTTGTCGATTGTGTTTATCTTGCAGGCGACATTCGCGAACCTGCATGTTATCATCGCAGACTTCGACTTCGGCATAGCGTTGGCTGAACTCTTGGAATGAGAAGGATCGGTGCCGCAGAATCTGGCGACCGATATCGCGCGTTGTTTTTATCTCCATAGTCAAGTCCACCATTTCAAAGGGTGAGACGTGTGACTTCTTTAGGAGATACTGAATAAGCTTTTCAGATGTTTCGAAATTTGTCTGATTGACAGGGTTAGAAACGCGCGCCGTGTAAGAGATAAGTTCTTCGGTTGTCTGCGGATCATCATCAGTATAGGTAAACGGTTCAGTCTTACTTCTTAGGATAACTTTCAAGTTGTTTTCTCATTTCTTCAATCAATAAAACTTGCATCATAATCAAATCAGACCATAGGTTTTCTTTGTAATTTTTGGCGAACCATTTGGCGCACGAGATAAGATCACCGTTGAACTCGGTATGAAGACGAATTTCAATCGGAATATGTTTCGGTTTGGGTTCGGTGGGAGGTGCAGGGGTTTTCCATATCCAATCAAGCATTGTCACGTCTCCAGCTATTTAGTTTGAGATTGGCGTAGTGTCCGTCAAATGTATTTTCATCAATGAGGGCATTGATCCAGGACGCGTTTTCGCCGCCAAGAATGCCGTCATTGATATCCTTGAATTCCCAATCAGGGGGCCAGATAACGACCTTCCAACCGTACTGAATAGCCTTGGCTACGTTCAGAACGATTTCATGATTGCGGGGTTCGTTGTCGAAAATGATAACGCCGTTCTCACGCGAACAGCCGAGACTGTTCAGGACCGACAGAACGTCGGACCCACATGCTGCCATAGCGTTATCGATGAACATGGAATCGAAGGGACCTTCGAACACGTAGTAACGACGGTTGAAGTCCACTTTGTCAACATTATACGCTTTTGGTTGGCTTTCGTCAAGTATAATACTAAGATACCTGATTTCGTCTTTTTCTAACAGCGCCCTACCTTGAAACCCGAATAGGTCACCGTTGCGGTTGAAAAACGGGATAACGATCTTGGGTACCGCATGGGCATTAGACTTGAGCTTGTCGGGTAGGAAACTATTCACATAGGCTCGATAATCGTCACAGAAGAATAGCTGTGCGATGCGAGCTTCGGGGAGTTTACGACCCAATAGGTAGCGGTGCGCCATGTGTGTCTTGGGTAGGTCCGAGACGCGCTTGAGGGCTTTCAGGCCATCGGCAACGTCTACCTTCTTGACTTGGGGGATGTAGGTATTGGCGGGGATGTGACCGCGTTCGGCAATGCTTTCCTTGACCATATCATAGTAGATGGTCGGTTCCAATTCCTGGAGAAGCTTTTCGAAACGTCGGGATGCGCCGCAATTGTGGCAGTGGAATATGTAATTGCCATTGTATTGGTAGATATAACCTCGCGCTTTCGATTTGGACTTTTCAGAGTCGCCGCATAGGGGGCATCTGCAATTAAATAGATTAGACGACTTCTGCGTAAAATTTTCTAAGCGATTAGATAACAATATTATATATTTATGTTGTAACCAAAGGTCCATAAAAAACTCAGTATAAATAGTGGTGTCACAACAAAACGGGCACCGCTTAATGTATTACATTTATAAAATTACAAATACAATAACCAATAAAGCATATATTGGCTTTACACATGATCCCAAAGAAAGATGGTCAAATCACCGAACAGATTATAAACGAATAAATCGACCATTATACAATTCTATGAAAAAACATGGGCGCGATGTTTTTACATTTGAAATTATCTATGAACATGAAGATAGGCGTCATACACTTGTTGAAATGGAGCCTTATTACATTGAGCTATATGATTCATACAACAATGGATATAACTGTAACAGAGGAGGATTAGATACTAATACAGACGAAATGCGCCGTAATACGTCAAATCGAATGAAAACAAACAATCCAATGAAAATTCTTCGGACAAATAAAGGATCATTTAAGAAAGGAGAAAGTCGCGGACCAGATTCAGAAATCACTCGCGAAAAAAAGCGAGTAACAAAATTAGGAACCAACAATCCTAATTTTGGGAACCCAAATGCAGGCGCACATCTTAAAATCAAGCGTGCATGTTCCAAGTGCGGAACTATTACCACACCTGGAAATCTAAAAAGATGGCATGAAGAAAATTGCCAACATCGTAAATTATGAAGGTATTATAGCTCAAAATGGTAAAAAAGTAAATCTTAAAAATCAGGTTTTAGGTCCACGGCGTTGACTTCGGAATCTTCCGAGTTCGCGCAAACGCGTCCTAACGAGATTATCTTGAGCTTCAAACGTTCTTTGGCTTTCTTAAAACGATTGTACTGATCTTGAAGTTTGGGATTTTCAGATGGTAGTTCATCAATCAGTTTGTCGAGCTTTTGCATTACTTCTTTCCGTTTTGTAGAAGAATCAACTGTAACGTGTTGATCTTTTCCGTTAACGCCGTCATCGTTTTGGTAGAAGTCTCTAACATATCGTAAGTCATATCGTCGTTACGTGAGACTATCTTTCGCCATTCCTCTTGTTGCGTCTTGATAACTTCCGCAACCTTATCTGCATACACGTCCATTCGCTTGTCCATAACCTTGATGCGCCATAATGTAAAAGCAATTGCCATACAAGCTACGATCCATCCGCCAGCTTCGGCGGGATTGTCCAGCCCGAAATACTTTAGGAGCGCAATGGCATCAGCGATGTAATCCATTTCCTTTTCTTCTTCTTTCCGCTTCTGCGGAGTCCTATATCGAGGCCCGCAATATTACCTTGACCCACATTATTTACAGGGACGGCACCACCGCCTCCCATACCAACATCTTCCGCGAGTTTCATAGCTTCCTTAAGTGTCGAAGTTCTCGCAACGACTCGGGCATACTTGATTGGACCTTGTTCATAGGTCTTAAAGACTGCGAAGCCTTCATCAAGTTCTACAACGTGCTTCATAGCGCCCGTAATCTTTCTGTTATAGTAATATCCAGCGAATAATCGTCTGTATAATACAAGGTATTTGCCGTCCCGATGTTAACAAAGGTCTCGGGTAGGATATTAAGCAGAATGAGAAATGGTTTGACCAATGTGAATTGGTCCTTCAGTTTCAAGAATATTATTCGGGGTGTATGCACTGGCCCGAATACATTGTTGAGAACGATAATATGATTGAGTATCAGCCGTTCTCGTAACTCGCCTGTTTGTTCATAACGAGTGAATAGCTTCTTGATATACTTGATCCTGTTCAGATCGGTATAGAATTCTTCATCATCAACATAGTGTCGTCGGTCATAATGGGATGCACAATAGAGAAGGAAATTGTCATCAGTCAAAAGTTCACTACAAGCTTGCATTAAAAGTCCGAAAGGGTAGCCCTCTTAATGCCCGTCGTGCAGACCACATAAATGTAGCCATCATCAACCCACATTTGTCCGACGCTAAGGCCATTGGCCGAATTGCTTGCTGGTGTCGAATGGGATGACAACAAGACAGTATTCGATGACACAATGGTAGCCTGAATGGTGTTGGATGTGATGGTATTCGACGTGATGTTCGCCGTGAGTTGGGCGACCGTCGCGTGTTTGGTGATAAAAGGTTCGGTTGCGCCGTTAGCGGTATTGGCGCTGAGAATCATCAGCGCGTCTACGGCCTTGGGAGCCGTACACGCCTGATAAGCTGAAACCTTCTGTGCAGTATTTGCAGCCATGATTTAATCCTAGCCTTAGCTATTTGGCAGAATTGAATCGTCGCTACCGTCTGATGTGGGTTCGCCCGCAACGAGAACTTCGTAGTGAACGCGACCCGCGCGCCCGCCTGTGCCCACTGTGCGCTTTACCCAACCTGTATGAGGTATGCCCTTGCGTTGGTGATTACCAAACGTCACGGCCATTGTCAGACCCGTACCCGAGCCGTTCGCACCGTCTGCACCAATCATCGATGTGATGTTGGTTGGAACTACCGAGTAGCTACCAGGATCAACAATTGATAGGGTATCAACACCCATTGTAAGCGTCGCTTGCGCGCCGTTGGCCGAAGCGTTGGCGACTGTGACGTTCTTAAGATCACAGTTGGCCAGAGTAGGATTGGTTGTGAAGACACCATTGGTCGTCAAGGCCAGCGAGGCAATCGAGGTGTTCGACGCGCCCGTGGTGACCGTAAAGACGGCGTTAGTCGTCATCGTGCCATTATTGACGGTAACCGTATCGTTGTTGGCGTAACCTGTGCCCAGATGACCCGCCAAAATCGTCACCGTGCGAACACGCGTTGTGGTAACTTGAAACTTTGCGGGTGACGAGAATGTAGCGCCCGCGGCGTTGGCTGTGATTTGATCGCCTGGAACGTAAGAACCACCTGAACCGTGGTTATTAGCGGCAACCGCCGACGCAAGAATAGACCCAACCGCAATTTCGGTATCATCTACTGCATAGACACCAACCGTTTGACCTGTGAAGAAGGCATCTGCCGTTGTGTTACCGTATGCTGCGTTACGATTTGCCGTATTTGGGGTTTTGTTCAACTGTGCGCTAATGGAAATAGGCGCTCCATTAGCGTCGTCAGTCATTGTCCATAATGGCATTCGTTAGTATCCTTTTTTATTATTATTGGGGACGTTGCCCGTAGTCTTTTTAGTATTTAGTAGCAATCAACCGTCAGTGTCATTCATGTATTTTTTGACTTTTCTGACAGCCTTCTTACCCACAACTTTGGCTTTCTTCATAGTCTTAGCGCCAGCCCATTCTTGAAGAAGCTCGATAACGTCGTCTTCTTCATAAGTTTCCATCATGTAATCGACGAATTCGAGAAATCGTTCTTCGGTCATGTAGATTTCGGTCGGATCGAAGTCTTCCTTGGTGAAACTCTTTTCAACGCGGTCTTTGAGACCTTTATGGAGCTTCTTGACGCGGTCTATAAGATTGTGGTGGACAGACTTAGGTTTCGACCCCGTCATGCCCGCGATCATCTTCTTACCAGCTTTGTGTGCAGCACGCTTTTCTCTGTGCTTCATGGCGCGATCATAGCCCGCGAGTGAGGCATAGCCACCAATGGTGGCAGCGACCGTCGCATGAACGTCGGGGTCGGCTGCCAAGCTGGCAAGGTGATGTAAATGCCCAATGTCTTCCTTCAATATTCTCTTTTTCAATTTACTATCCTTTCCTTAGTCAGCACGATATTTTTTTAGTCTGTTAAATCCGTTGTGATAACGGGGTTTGGTTTTGTCATTCATGACACCATTCTTACGATTTTGAGCCTTAACCCGACCTTCTTCACGGCGTTTGGCGACTTTCAAATCCACATCACGGTCATAAACTTGACCCTGATACTTAGTGGTTTTATCGAGATAGCTATTGAGGGTCTTCTTCGACAGTTCGTTGAGTGGTTGAACGTCTTCCCTATGGTACTTTTTGTAATTACTGTATTTGCCGCCAAGACGCATTTCTGCGTTATTTATTCCATTGACGCGATTGTTCCAAACGCGGCTATTGGGTTTTGCGCCGCCTTCGCTTCTGTTGGCCTTGACCGCATAGGAGTTGAGGGTTTTCTTTGACAGTTCCGCCAAGAATTGATCGGCTTCCTCTACCGAATGTTCATAGATCAAGTCGAGGTAGAAATCCTGAAACTGTTCTTCGGTCAAATTATTTATCGCAGTGGCAAGGTCTTCTTTGTTGAGAAACTTGTCAGTTGCGCGGCGGATGCCTTTATTGCGCCGATCATACTTGCGCGCATGGAATTTCGAGAGTGACAATTGCTTCTTGCGATACTCTTTACTGTTGCCTTTGTCTTGGGAACGATTGAATGAATCATCCGACGCATGATACTCAGCATCGCGACTGTCCATCGCCTTAATGAGGTAGGACTTCAAAGTTCCCTTCGACAATTCCGTCAGTGTTTCTTCCTTGACGACCTTGCCTTTTATATTACCATCCTTGGCAACCAGATTGCCGTCGCCATCGAGTGCCTTGGAACGATTGCGAAGGAAGCCTTTGCGACGTAGACGGCGATTTCTTTCAGTAAGAGTGTCTTCATTCACTTTCGACGCAAGGCGAGTCAAATGTTGATGAAACATACGTCCAGTTGAACCTGGAGCCGACTTGTCTTTGCGATACTTATGCTTCTTAGCATAGGTCAAAAGCGCTTCAACATCGCTGGAATGTAGAGTATGAAAATCCTTACCTTTGGTTTTTGTAGCCTTCAGGATTTCATTGGCTGTGTGTGCATCTAATTTTGCCATTATTTCTTTCTCTTGAGTAGGGAAGTGATACGGGTCAGTAAACCTGCCTTAGGACTTGGTTTCGGTCCAACATCAGGATTGATATCGTTGCGTCTCGGAAGATGCAGATTGGGTCCACCTGGACTTGATCGAACGTCATGGGTTTTCGGTGCATGAATCGGTGTGGCCTGGACAGGCGGCGCGGTATATACGGCCTTAAGCTTGGTCAGGGCATCAATCAGTTCAGCTTGACTCTTGGTGGCGTTGACCTTGTACTTGGCCTTCACTTCCTTGGTGATCTTGCGGCGTAGGGCCATCTGTTGCTGGCGTTGCTCATGGGCGCGCCCCGTGGCGGTCAAGGTCTTGGCAGCGGCGGATTTCGGATTGAGCCCCAGGGTGCGGATGATCTTCTTGGCCGTTGGATGATCGAGCTTGGTCTTGCCGTGCAGCACTTCTCCGAGCTTCTTCGACGCCTCGCTTTTGTTGGAATACACATCAGGGCGTCGCGAGGCCAATTCGGCACGCGCTTGTGCCCCGAGCGCATCGGTGCGACGGGCTAAACGACCTAATGATTTATTGGAGGTTTGTTTGGTGATGCGGTATTGCTTGGCTTCCGTCACCAAGTCTTCGTCAAGCTCTAGGGCTCGGCCGCCAGAGATGAAGGAGTTGACGCGCGCAAACGCCCATTGTTGCGCAGTCACCTCGGGTCGATTGGTGTTGACGCCTGAATCAAAATAGTCATCGATCCCACGTTCAAAGACTTCAAACAGAAGATCGAACGGAAGATCGGACGATGTAGATTTGTTGTGAAGGGATTGAGCTACAGATTCTGCGAATCTTTTCGGATCAGGGTCTCGCGGATTAAAATCAACAAACGGATTCTTTCCGCGTTTTCCAACGCCTTTAACAGATATAGGCTCAAGTTTCTTTTTCTTCTTTTTTTGTTCCATTACAGGTTTCCCGTGGGCTAACTGATAACATGGAACTATTTAGTATTTTCGGTTACTTAGGTATCCAGATGGTATCGGCGGCCGATTGTTCCACGTCTTTGTAACCAATTTCTTCCATAAACTTACGAATGGGATCGGTTTTACCACATTCGACGACGATGACTGGACGACAACGGTCAATCGTCTCCTTGGCTCCAATCAGCACATCGAATTCGACGCGTTCAACGTCCAGTTGGAGAAGATCAACGATTGGAAAATTGAATGAGTCGA